CGATACCCAATTACATTCGCAAGAGAGGCCAAACGGTATGTCGATAGCCGTACTGAGCCACTCCTTTGGAATATAGTCGATATTAGAAACACAGCACATCTTAGATTGCTCAGGTTTCTTGGCTTCAAGTTTTTACGTAAGTTAGAACATGGGCCGAACAATGTAACATTTATTGAATTTTGCCGTGTGCGTAGACGCTAATGCTTCAGCGAGAGCTGCTGCTAGAGAACGAGCTAGACAAAAAGATGCTCAGTTCGCAATCAAAAAACTACAATTCTTTAATAAAGAAGTCGGGCTATCTAGAGCCCAGAATAGAAATGTCATAGGTTACAGTCGTGATCTTAGTGACGCTTATGTACGAGCTGTATATGCCCAAGGTAAGGCTCGTAAGTCCAAACAAAATCTAGTTGCTAAATACCTAGGATCTAAAAAGTTTAGTGAAGGTGGTAGAAGTAAAAAGTTTGGAAGAAAACAATTTGTAAATATGTTAAGAAGACAATCAGACCTAGAAGGTTTTACAGGTGATCTATACGGAAGAAACATGGCAATAGCCCAAGAAGGTTCTAGACGTAGATTCCAGTTTGCTAATGCTAAAGCTCGAGAGAAGCTTGGTATACCAGCTGCATATGGTGCTCCTGTTATGATGCCTCCAACAGATAGACTTACCGGTGCGTTACAAATAACCAGTCAGTTAATAGGTATAGGATCTGGTGTCGCCCAGATAAAAGATTTATGGTAAATTATGGCAACATATTCTAACGTTCGAGGGGTGCGTGACGCATCCCAATCAATCTCTAATACTAACTATCTGCCAGTATCTGCTGACTTAATAGCAGCTATGGATAAGGAAGCTGATTTCCAGATAGGTGATAGAAAAGAGATTGCTGACCAGATGATCGAAATAGAGCAACTTAAGGCATCAGCTCTAGATAAAAGATTAAATGCGATCAGAAGTATTACAGGTGATGTAGGAAAGATAGCTGAAGTTATAGAAGCTAATCGTGCTACTCAAAGAGATCAGGCTCCTGACAGAATACTAGCTAAACAAAGTAAAGCTAAGATTTTACAGGCAGCAGAAAACGATAATGCTATCGAAGGTTTTAAATTTCAAAACTTTTTACTTAATGCTGATAACCCTACCATGGAGTCTATTGATGCTGGTAGAGCGTTTATGGATACTCTACAGGTTGACGAAAGTGTAAAAGGTATACTAAATCGTTATGAAGATAATATAAGTGTGCTTAATGATGTAGGTGCATCGGTTGGTATTTTTGAAGCTGATAGCTTTGATGAGTTTGAAACAAAAGCTAAACAAGTCAAAACCTCTCTCTATGATACACTATATCTAAACATGTTACGAGCTGGATTAGATATAAATAATCCTAGACTAGAAGACCAAATATTTAAAAGACTACACGATAAAGTAGAAAACGAAATAAATGCTATGCGTACCAAGTTTGGGTATGGGTATGAAGAAAGATTTGAAGCTGCACAAAACAAACTGTTTGATGAAAAGATAATAAATGCTATTGCTGGTGCTAACGCAAAAGATGCAACCGGTGCTGTGCTAGATGATACTTTCTGGTCTAAGAATGGTGTTGTTGCACAGTATTCTGCACGTAAAGGTGTGACGCTACCAGATGCAACAGAGTATGTTGTAGGTAGACTAGGTACAATGGTTGAAGATGGTACCATTAAAAATACAGAAGAAGCTTTGACTTTGCTGAACGGTATACCTTTTTACGGTGCTGATGGTAAAAAGTATGATAACTTTGAGGCATGGGTAGAGACACTTAAAGAAGGCAGCGAGTCTGAGCGTAGAGCGTCTGCACTATTATTTAATTTTAAGGTAAAGGTAGCTAACACTTTAAAAACAAAACGTGAAAATACTATAGCAGTAAACCAAGGTGAGTTTGACAGATATGTCGAAACACGTGCAGTACCACTTATAGAAGAAAATAGAAAAAGAGGAGTTATCGGACTTGAAGAGTCGCAAGCTGAAGCTATACTCACAGAAGCTAAGGGGCAGCCATGGTATTCAAATGAGTTAACTTTACCTAAAAAACTTGAGATAGCCATAGAGCAAGCTACTACTGGTGGCACAGCTGATAAAAAAGTTATAGCTAAACAAGCTTACTCTGAACATTTAGATACAGCCAAAAAGCGTCTTCAAAAGATGGTTGCTAGAATTAAGAACCAAGATGGTGATATTACTAAGTTAACTGATGAAGATGACGATAAAGTTGAAAGAATGTATGGTGCGTATGAAGCTGAGTTTTTTGGTGAGAATAATGAAAATATAGAGGCTTTTGAGCAGCAACAAGCAAAAGGCGAGATAACTCTAGCTAACTATGGACTTGGCATCAGAAAAAATATAGAAGCAAACCATACAGATTATGACGAGCCTAGAGGTAACACTCGACTCAGTGAAACAAAACTACAAGCTTATGTAAATTTACAGACTAAGCTAAGTAAAGATGGTAGTTTGTTTACTATTGCAGCACCACTAGATGGTGAGCCTGTAGATAAACTGCTAGATTTTGTCACCAACCCATCTGCTAATCAAAGTTTAGTTACATTCTATGAAGGACTTAAGCCACGTATTGTTACAGACAAAGGTGTTAAAGTTTTAACGGGCACACAAGCTGCATATTACAGGGCAAAAGTTCTTGGAATACAAGACCCAACTACTCTACTACCTAACCCAGAGTCAGAGTTTCTAACTGTAAATCAAGAAAACAATCTACAAGATAAGCCTAATGATACTAAAACTCTAATTTCTATGAATGAAAACGAGAGACAAAACTTAGGTAAGTTCTTAGATATTCTAGCTACAGGTGATGAAAACACATACGGTAGGGCTAGAGGTGGTCAAAACTTTGAAACACAGGGTCTAAACAGGTTGACAGGTAATGAAGTACTAAGACTTGCTAGACGTGGTGGTACAGACTTTGGTAGGTATAAATTTACAGGAGCAGCTATTATAGAACTACTTGGTGGCACAAGACCTATCATAGATATGAACGCTCCATTTACAGAAGATATACAAAGTTTTCTTGTCTTAGCACGCTTACGTCAAAAAGCAAATAAATCAAATGCTATACGTGGTGCTATTACAAAAGAAACACAGGACTACAGAAGACTTACTAATCTAACAGATAAAGAAATAGATGCAGTAAACGTTGTATTTCCTAATCTTTTAAAAATGCCTATGAATCAGTTTCAAAACTTACAAGCTGATGTAGCTAAAGCTGTCATAAGTGACCTTGAGAAACTAGAAAGACAAATAGCTGGTCAAAGACAGAAAGTTAAGATAGATAGGATTGAAAGAGAAAGATTAAGAAAAGAACAATTAAACCCAAGAAGACAAGTAACAAGAGGTAGAGAATGACCGACAGTGCACCACAGTACGGAGTAGATGAAGAAGCTCTCGGTCTAGCAGCTCAGAAATCACAAGAGTTTGTAGATGAGCTGTTAGAAAAAGAAAAGGCACGTGAGTCAGTACAAAGAGAAGCTGACCAAGAACAAGATCAACAAGCAGCTGAATTAGAAGACCCTAGAAACGCAGAAACATGGGGAGCTAAAGCTTTAATAAAAGAGGGTCAGTCCATCTTATCCGGTGGTTTACAAGACACTGCATCCTCTATCGCAACCTTTCCTGAGCGTACAGTAGATGCTTTGTCAGGAGAGATGCAACGACAACGACAAGAAACTGGTACATACAAACCAGACTGGACACCGTTTAAATCATATGACAACCCTATAGAAACCAAAACATGGTGGGGTAAACAGCTAAGAGGTCTAGTACACTTTGGATCTCTTGCAGCTGGTACAATATTAGCAGCAAAAGGTGCAGCAGCAACAGGTATCATCGGGTTGCCTGCTGGATTAGTAGCACTAACCAAAGGTAATGTAGCCAGAGGTGCTGTAGTTGGAGCTGTGTCAGACCTTGTATCGAAAGAGTCTGATGAAGCAAATGCTTTAGGTGCTTTACGTGATAGGTATGGGTGGTTTGATACACCCTTATCTACTAGAGATACAGACCATCCTGTAGTGATGAAAATAAAAAACATTGTAGAAGGTATGGGCTTCGGCTTATTCTTTGATGGTTTAGCATACACACTAAAGAAAGGTGGTAAGCCTGTAGTAGATCAGATTATAGCACGTAACAAAAATATAAAAGATCAAACTGTAGAAGCTGGTGTAGCCCAGTTACGTAGAGGTGACGAAGAGTTTAGAGCAGACAAAAACGCACCACTTGCACAACCACATCAAGGTGCACATGTATCACAAACAGATGCAACTACTGCACGTAGACAACTAGAACGTACTCGTAAAGAGTGGGGAGCTGAAGAAGGTTCTGCTGGTTCTGTGACTACACCTGTAGAACGTGAGCGTATTGCACAGTATGGTGGTACTGATGAAAAAACAGTCGAACGTGTAATGCGTGACTTGATGACAGATCAAGGTTTTAAAGCTAAGATGAAAGCTGCAAAAGGTAACTTAAAATCTCTTGCAGAAAGATATGGGGATGCTGTAGCTACACATCAAAAAGTTACAGTTGGTAGAAACGCAGTAGATTTTAAGGGAGCTGAGTATTTAAAAGATGTACTAGAAGCTGAAAGAGACTTGATAGATGGTGAAAGAATCCTAAAACCAGAAAAAGTTATAGCAGCTGACCTTATTATGGGTACACTTTTTAGACAGCTACGTGATACTGGTATCGCTGCACGTGAAATAGCTGACATAGTAGATATTACAGATATAGATGGGCCAGCTAAACAAATTGCTGACACCATGCTTATGCTTGTATACGAAACTAAAAAAGCTAGATTTACATTATCTGACGCATTTAGACAGTTAGGTGCTGGTAAAACTAGAAAACAGGCTATTGAAGAAGCAGTTAGAGCTGACGTAGAAGATGCAAAAGAATCTATTATGTCTATACTTAAGATTGTGAAAGATGATAAAGATGATGATATGCTAAATGCAGTTATCGAAGCATTTTCTATGATGGACGATATAACAAGTGTAGAAGATTTTGACAACTGGGCTCGCACAGTTATAAAAGGTGGTAAACTAAACGCTGGTGACATTGATCGTACTGGTGCTTTGATACGAGAGCTAGAAGGTGTGATGACAAACAGTGTATTGTCTGGCCCTAAAACACCACTTCGAGCTATTATGGGTACAGCAAGTGCAACATTCTTAAGACCGTTATCTGCTAGTTTAGGTGCTGTTATTCGTTATCCCTTTACAGGTGATGCTACTACAGTTAGAGCTAGCCTTGCAGCAGTAAATGGTATGATAGAAGCTATACCAGAGTCATTTACTTTATTTAAGAGTAAACTAAACTCATACTGGAAAGGCGATTTAGCAAGTATTAAGACTAGATACTCTGAGTTTACTAGAGGTGATGCAAACTGGGAGTTGCTACGTAAATGGGCAGAAGATAGTGGTAGAGCTACACCCGGCGACGTTGCAGCATTTAGATTAGCTAACATAGCCAGAACTTTAAATGACAGTAACTTTTTAACATACTCTACTAAGATTATGGCTGCTACTGACGATGCGTTTGCGTATATTCTTGGTCGTGCTAAGATGCGAGAAAAAGCAATGCGTAACGTATTAGATCAGCAAGCTGCTGGTGTATCAACACCGAAGATAACACCAGAACTTATGAGAGCATATGAAGATGACTTTTATGCACAAGTATTTAATCCAGATGGTAGTATAAGTGATAAAGCTACACAGTTTGCACGTGCAGAGGTAACACTTACACAACCACTAACAGGCTTTGCAAAAGGTCTAAACGATATATTTACAGCTACACCATTACTTAAACCATTCTTTTTGTTTGCTAGAACAGGTGTAAACGGACTTGCACTTACAGGTAAGTACACACCCGGTTTTAACTTCTTAGTTAAAGAGTTTAACGATATTGCTTTAGCACGTGCTGATGATCTTACTGACGTTATTAAGTATGGTATTGAAACACCAGAAGATTTAGTCAATGCTAAGGCTTTACAAACAGGTAGACTAGCTATCGGTTCTGGTGTCGTATTTATGGCAAGTATGGCTTGGATGCGTGGTGATTTACACGGTGATGGCCCACTAGATAGAACACAGCGTAGAGCATGGATTGAATCTGGATGGCAACCAAACAGTCTTGCATTTGGCCCTGTTAGGGTAGGAACAGATCAGTTTGAACCCTTTGGCCCAATACTTACTACAATAGCTAACATAGGCGACTATAGTCAACTAATGGGCGAAGAGTGGACAAAAAATCAATTAGGTAAAGTATCTTTAGTTATAGCACAGGCTATTTCTAGCAAGTCTTACATGCAAGGATTACAGTCAATGGTTGACTTAGTTGCCGGTAGACCCGGACAATCAGCAAGAATTGTAGCTGCATTTGCAAACAATACATTACCTTTAGCTGGACTTCGTAATACTATAGGTAATATATTAGTACCTTACATGAGAGAAATCAACTCTGGTATTGCTCAGTCAGTTAGAAACAGAAATAAAGCTAGTGAATTATTAGCAGGCGTAAATCCTTTTGTAAGAGCACTACCAATCTCATACAGTCCTTTAAATGCACAACCTGTAAATGACTGGGATTTCTTAACTCGAGTTGCTAATAACGTATTGCCTGTTACACTTACATTAACTCAAAGTGCTGGAGAACAGTTTTTTATTGATAGTGGTTATGACAAATCTATTATGTCATACTACTTAGCAGATGGTACGCCTCTAACAGATGCACCAGTAGTTAAGTCTGCATATGAAAAAAACATGGGAGAACAGACAGTAAAATTTAGAGGTAAAACCTTTAAGAACCTTGAAGCTGTGTTTACATTTATGTCTAAAGATAAACGGATTCTAGCATCACTTAATCAAATGAATCAAGATAGAAGATCTAATCGTGGCTTATTTGAGCCTATGAGTTACTATCATACTCAAGCTATGGACTATGTAGTTCAACAGGCTAGACGTAAAGCTACAGCTAAAACTCTACTGATGCCAGAAGCAAAATTACTTGCAGAAGCGGAAAGAGAAAAGACAAGATTACAAAGACAAAAATCATCCGAAACACGCAACCTACTCAAATTTAAAAACGTATAATGGCAACAACATTCGTAGAATACACTGGGGATGGAAACGCTACTAAGTCGTTTTCTTTCCCTTCATATCAAGAATCTGATGTTAAAGTCCGTGTAGATGGCGTACTAAAATCACCAAGTACACACTACAATATTACAAGCTACACTGCTACAGGTGGTGGTAGCGTAGTCTTTACATCAGGTAATATACCATCCAGTCCAGCTAACATACGCATTTATCGTGACACTAACGTAGATACAGCCAAGGCTACATTTACAGCAGGGTCATCCGTAAAAGCAGCTGACTTAAATAATAACAACACACAGCTTCTATACAGAGCACAAGAAGAGCAAGTACCTAATCTTATACACTCGTATGACATAGACGATGACGCTATTATAAGATCTAAAATTATTGCTGATGCAGTTGATGGTACAAAAATAGCTGATGACAGCATTGACTCTGAGCATTATGTTGATGGTAGTATAGATACACAACACATTGCGGATTCACAAGTTACATCTGCTAAAATAGCTGATGGTACTATAGTAAACGCTGATGTCAATGCGTCAGCTGCAATAGCTGGTACTAAAATTTCTCCTGACTTTGGATCTCAAAATATAGTAACTACAGGCACTATAAGCACAGGATCTTTTTCGACAAGTGGAACAGTCGATGGCAGAGATGTAGCTGCTGATGGTACAAAACTAGATACCATAGAAACCAACGCTACAGCAGATCAAACAGCAGCAGAAATAAGAACACTTGTAGAAAGTGCTAGTGACAGTAATGTATTTACAGACGCTGACCATAGTAAGCTAAACGGTATAGAAGCCGGTGCTACTGCTGACCAAACTAATGCAGAAATCAGAGCTGCTGTAGAGGCTGCATCTGATAGTAATGTGTTTACAGACGCAGATCACAGCAAGCTTAATGGTATCGAAGCTGGAGCTACAGCTGACCAAACTAATGCAGAGATTAGAGCAGCAGTAGAAGCAGCAACAGACAGTAATGTATTTACTGATGCTGACCACACCAAACTAAATGCAATAGAAGCTGGTGCTACAGCTGACCAGACTATAACAGAAATAAAAAGTCTTATCGCTGGTAGCCCTTTAGATGCTAGTCATCTTGCAGCTAATGCTGTTACAACTGATAAGATAGCTGACAGTGAGCTTTCAACACTAGCTGGTATGCAATCAGGCACAGCATCTAAACTTGCTGATAGTACAGCTCTTACTGCTGACCTTGCTGATCTAAACCAGTTAGATGGTATGGCAAAGCAGACTACAATTACAGATGATGACACTAAGTTTCCAACCTCTGGTGCTATTGTTGATTACGTAGCTGCACAGCTAGAACCGTTTGGTGGTTTTGAAGCTATTGCAAACGAGAGTTCTTTTCCTAATACACAGCCAGTTTCTGGTGTCGTAATTAGTATTGCTGACGCTGGTGGAATGGCAGTAAGTAATGCTGGTGCAGCTAGTGGTGCTACAGTTGGTGGTACTACAGTAAATATATCTGGCATACCTTCTAACTTTCATAGTTCAACTATAGCTGCTGGTATACGTTTTCTTGTAGTATCTACAGGTTCTGGTCAAAACTATACCTATCATAAAGCTACACTAAAAGAAGATGATCTTGTTAACCTTAGTGGTGACATCAATGATTTCTCAGAAAGATATAGAGTTGGGTCGTCGAACCCTACAACTAGCCTTGATAGTGGTGATTTATTCTTTAATACTGGCTCAGGTAAGTTACTCGTATATAACGGAACAAATGCAGCGTGGGAAGAGACACAAACAGTAGGTAACTTTTTTATTAATACAATATCTAGTTCATCAGGAACTGGAGGAGGAAGTGCAACACCAAATGGAACAGCTTATAGATTTTCAATTAGCAATGCCGGAGCTAGTGCACAGCAACATCTTGTTAGCGTCGATGGAGTCATTCAGAAACCTAATAGTGGAACCAGCCAGCCAAGCGAGGGCTTTGCGATTGACGGTGGTGACATTATATTCGGCTCCGCTCCTGTTAGTGGTGCTAGCATCTTTATTATCACCATCGGAGCCTCAGTAAGTATAGGTGTACCTAGTGATAACACAGTTACAACAGCGATATTACAGAACGGGTCAGTTACCACTGCAAAGATTACAGACAGTAATATTACTACAGCTAAGATAGCTAACGGTGCTGTTACTAATTCTAAAATTGATGCTGGAGCAGTAACTACAGCTTCTCTAGGCACTAACGCAGTTACAACAGCTAAAATTTTAGATGCACAAGTTACAGCAGTTAAGATAGCTGATGGAAATGTAACGACAGCTAAGATAGCTGATGCAAACGTAACTACACCAAAGATTGCAGATGATGCAATAACAACAGCTAAGATAGCTGATAATCAAGTTACAGCTGCTAAACTTGCTGGATCTATAACTGCGAGTTTGCTTTCTGACAACTCAGTTACTACAGCTAAGATAGCAGACGACGCAGTGACTGCTGCAAAGCTCGCTAACACGTCTGTAACTGCTGGTAGCTATGGTTCATCAACTTCTATCCCAAGCATCACTGTAGACGCTCAGGGACGTATTACAGCGGCATCTGGTAACACAGTTAACACAGATCTAGTCGGTGACACATCACCACAGCTAGGTGGTACTTTACAATCTAACGGTCATAATATTAATTATGCTGATAATAACAAGGCTGAGTTTGGTAACAATGGTGATTTAAAAATTTATCACGATGGTTCAAATAGCATCCTTGATAACACTACAGGTGAGTTAAGAATACAGAATGATAGCACTGTACGCCTGATGGCTACTAATTTTAATGTTGTAGATGAAAACAATTCTGATACTATTATTAATGCTGCATCTGATGGAGCAGTAGAACTATATTACGACAACAGTAAAAGGCTTGAGACATACCAATATGGTGCAAGAACTTATGGTGTTCACAGTATTAGCACTGGAGACAATAGCTACTTAGCACTTGAAACTACTGGCGGTCACGGTACAGTTTATCATAGAAATTATCAGGGTAACTTATTAATAGAATCTCCCGGTAATATAACCTTAGAGCATGGTAGTTCCTCTGAAATTTCAATATATGCAGTAAAGAATGGAAAAGTAGAGCTACGATACGATAACGTAAAGAAGCTTGAAACTGCTTCTCATGGACTTTTTTACGATGGTACTGGCGGAGATACTTATTGGTACGATGGTTCTGGCAGTAATCCCTTAAAATGGTTATATACTGATAACGTAAAAAATTGTTTCGGAAGTGGATCAGATCTAGAAATATATCATGATGGGTCGAATAACTATATAAAAGGAACAGGAAGTCATGACCTAATATTTGGTACTAATAACTATAATATGTTTAGACTAGATACAAGCGGACACGTTAGACCAGAATCGAACAATGCTAGAGATTTAGGAACTTCAACTTATCGTTGGAGAAACGTCTATACTAATGACCTTAACTTATCTAACGAAGGTTCGTCTAATGATGTTGATGGCTCATGGGGTGACTGGACAATACAAGAAGGAGAATCAGACTTGTTCTTAAAAAATAACCGTTCTGGTAAGAAGTATAAATTTAATCTAACGGAGGTATCATAATGACTATACATTTTCATGATAACTCGTCTATTGCTACTGCAACAGGATTGGGTCAAAACGCTGGTGACATTTTACAAACTACATCAATATCAAGATTAACTAGCAATCATAGCACTTCTTCAAACGGAAGTTACTCTGATACTGGACTAAGTGCTTCCATAACGCCTAGTGCTACCAGCAGCAAGGTTATAGTTATTGCTGTACTAGATTTTGAAGGTGTAGGAGATAGAGATAGAAGGCTTATGACATCTATACATCGTGGAAACGTACAAAGTTCTACACAACTTGCTAGGGCACATGGTGGCCAATATCGCACTGGTGGTGATAACTCAATAAGTCATGGATCACATACTTTTTGGTATCTTGATTCTCCAAGTACAACCTCATCAACAACTTATAAAGTTGGTTTAATGAGTCTTGATGGTAGTACTGTTAAATTGCTTAGTGGAAGCGGAACTAACACTAATACATATATGTTTTTACAGGAGGTGAAGGGGTGATTTACGATAGAATCTGGGCTTTAGCAAAGCTAAAACCTAACGCAACATGGTCTTGGTCTGGTGAAGATTACTCTGGATTTACATGGCAAGATAATGGCCCTGCACCAACTGAAGCTGAAATAGACGCTGAAGTAGTAAGATTAAATAATGCAGAACCTATGAGGCTGCTACGACTTGAAAGAAATGAAAGGCTAGCAAAAACTGATTGGATGACATTATCTGACACAACAACAATGACTGATGCTTGGAAAACTTATAGACAGCAATTAAGAGATTTACCAGCAAGTGCTGATCCTAAACTTGATGCACAAGGTAATTTAGATTTAACATCAGTTACTTTTCCCTCTGAACCAGAATGACATTAACACAAATAAATAAAGCTGGTCTAGATGAGTTAGCTCTGGATCATGTCTTTACAATAGGTGCTAGCGGTTCTAGTGCCTACACATTTCAAGGAGAAGGGTTGAATGGCACTGTCAACAACC